CGGACAGGAATGAACCCACGAAATGCTTTAGTTGTACTCATTTCTAGTTCCTCCTAGTTATAGAGAGGCTTAGTCCTGAAAATTTGGAGTGCGTCCTCTCATAGTGGTTGATCTACTACTATTAGAGACAGGCATATTACGTAAACGAGCATCTGAATTATTGTAAAGCTGTGCATTAACAGCATCCATCATATCATTTGCTTTCTTTTCGTAGAAAGCCCGTCTTGCTTTTACTTGGTTAATTGGTTTTTTAGCCAAGGCTACATCTCCGCGACAGACTGTACCCAAGTATCTGCCCTCATCCCTCACGTAGGATGTTGATGCCATTTCAGGAACTTCACCAGGTTCTACAAAAGTCCATCCTTCTTGCTCACGCTTTCCAACATTCATAATGTCTTCTTGCCCTCGCAAAGAAATCCTGATCCATCGAAGGTCTAGTCCTTCATTTTGAAACCTTTCTTGTACCGTATTTGGTATAGATAAGGCATCAGGTTCTTCAAAGATGTACTCTTCTTCCCTAGTGTTTGTTTCTCTTAGAGTATCAATACGTGATTTTTCGCGTGTCATTTCATGTCCTCCGCACTAACTAATTTGCGTATATTCGCCATCTGCTTCAGCAACTTTAAGCTTCTGAGCAGCATATGTTTCAAGGGGTATGTTCCATTTATTAGCAAGCCTAACATCTTCTTTTGTTAGTTTAATCTTGCTCTTAGAGGAATTAGGAGTAGAGCGCGAACTACTTCCTACCACTTGAGCAGGAACTGACGTATCTTCCTGCACACGATTTTGATTTTCTTCCACAGGCACTTCAGAAGATTTAAACTTATGTGGAAAAGCTTCTGAAAGCCGCCGATCAACTTCTTGATAAAATTCTTCATCATCTGGATCATATCCTTCTGCTTTAAGTTCTTGATCAATTGTTAAAGCTGAAACAGTTAAAATTTTATCTTTACCAAACCATTCGTTATTAGCTGCCCATTCTTCTGCTCTAGGATCAGGGGTCTGTTGTACTGGTTGTTGTACAGGTGCTGTTTGTTCTGGTTCAGGTTGTTCAGCAACTTCTTCCATTTGAGCTTTTGTAAGATTTAAATGTTTTAAATCTACTTGAGCTTCATTCAGCATTTCTTGAGCTTGCAGAAGCTTTTCTTTCTCACCACTTTCAAATGCTTCCATATAAGCGTTACGTGCCAGTGTAACTTTATCTGTAAGTTGTTTTTCAGAAGCATTTAAATTAAGCTTACTTACTTCATTAAAAGAACTTTCTTTTTGTTTTAAATTATTAGATAGTTCTTCATTCTGAGCCAACAACTGAGCAATTTGTTCATCTCGTTCTTTGCGTTGACGAACTAACTGCCTAATACGTTTTTCGGCTCCTTTAGTTTTAATACCATCAAGTTCTTGAGGTTGCTCTTCTTCTTGAACAGGTTCAGCTTGTTGTGGCTGTACCTCTTCTTCTTCAATCTCATAACTTGTTTCTTCATTTTCAGGGATATCTACTTCTTCCCAGGTTTCATCGTTGTTCATTATATACTCCGTTGTTTACGAGACAATCGTTTTACGTTAATACTATTATAACATATTTCTAAGTAAATTACAAGTCATGAAGAAAAACTAGTTAAATTAAATGTAGGATCGAGAAATGCAGGGTTCTCTACCTTCATCATGACTTGATCGTCAAACATAAGAATTAGCCTGACACTTTTATAAAATAACTTTGTACCTGTATGTTTACCATAACAGATATAATCTCCTACCTCACACCAAGGACCAAAAGGAAATTTCTCTTGATCTTTATAAGCCATATCTCCAAGAGCTATTACACGCCCGACTGTGGTAAGATATGCCATATCGTCTTTGGTAGAGTCTGGTAGAATAATACCTCCTTTAGTTTTTGTCTTAATTGATATAGGTCGTACAAGAACATGAAATCCTGGAAGTTCTGGTAATACATCTGGATCAGGATGTTCATCTTCATCTGTGGTCCAAAGATTATTTTTTACTGCATTTCCTAGTTGTGCCTGTTGCATGTCACTCCTCTTCTTCTATATAAAGTTGTTTCTGTACAATATCTCTTAGGTTTTGTTTAGCCCATTCAATTCCTGCAATATATCCTACAACTTGTTTATATGAATGATAGTCTACAGGATTACCTTGAGCTAAACTATTCTTCTGATTCTCTATCTCTTCTTGATATACTTGAGCTATTGTTTCAAATATATCCATTAAGAGTATTTAATTTTACTCGGTGCTGGCATCTCCCAATACTTAGGATCATATTCAGCTAGTCGTGAACGAGTGGCGCGAGAACCTTGAATATCTTCTTTAGTCCAATCTCCATATGATGTAGAACGATCTACAACATGGGTAGGCTTTCCATCTGTAATTCCTGCTACATCATTAGGATAATGAATCTTTCCATAGTTAGGCATTAGTTGTCTCCTTTATTAAATTTAATATCATATCTACAGCTTGCATCTGAGATTTATCTTGAGAGTTTGCTCTATCTTTAATCATAGACATCATTGCTCTCTCATCCTGACCTTCTTCTTTCATTTGTTCTGTTAATAGTTTAGTAAGAATTTCAAGTGCTTTAATTGTTTCTTTACTGGCTCTATCTGCTTCAGCTTTCTCCTCTTTCATTGCTGATGCAATTCCAGACTTGGTAGCTTCAAGAATTTGTTTATTTTCCTCAAGATCAAGTTTTTTATTCTCAAGAGCAGCTTCAGCATTATTAACAGCTAAGTCCATTTGCATTTTTTGTTTTTCTAGTTCAACCTTTGCTTGCTCAAGAGCAACCATTTGCTGCTCTGGCGACTGAACCATACCCATTGCCTGATTAGCATTTTGAACTTTTTTAGCTGCTTCCATAAGTGCTAGTTCAATAACTTCTGGTTTCTGAGCAGACTCTGGAGCAACAGTACCAAGCTCTTGTTGTGCCATACCATTAACTTGTTCTTGATATTTCATAACAGAATGTTCTTGAATATTAGCTTGCAGTACAGGCTGTACTCTTTGCATAATAGGATTAGCACCATTCATTGGGTCTTGAAGATAAGCCATCTTTACTTGAATGTGTGCGTCATGATTCTGTCCTGGAAATGCTGCAATAGCAATACCTTTAACAGCCGCCATAATATCTGATACAGGATCAAGAGGTTTAGCTTCTGGTTTAGGTGGCAGTATCTCATCTAGGTTTGGCATATTTGCAGCACTAAGTATTGTTCTATTTAGTGCTTCAGTATTAAACATACCAGGAGGAGATTGCTGTGCCATTTGCAATGCCATGTTTGCCAACATCATACGATGAGCATTAGATGGAATATTAGGATCACTTACAGGAACAACATCAATCTTACCATCAAAGTCTGTTTGATAAATACTACGTTCTGCCAGAGGAACCTCATAAGGATATTCTTGTGGTAAATAATCTTTATCAATACTGGCAAGAATTTTAAATTCATCACGTTGTGATTTATGTAGTCGTTTATGAATAGCTGTAAAGAATTTACTAGATGCTTCTAGTAGTGCCATAGTAGTTCCAACAGGTCCATAGGAGGCAGCATCTGAAACAATCTGTTCAGTGCTGTCTGCAAACTTCTGACCAGCAGCAGTTACAAACTGAAGCATTTGGTAGAGCGTCGAGGAAGGCTCTTTGTAAGGGAGAGATATAATTGCCTTGTTCAAATCAATACCTGTTGCTTCAACCTCCTTGAACTCTCCTGGGGCTATAGGCTCATTGTTGCCTACCATACGCACACCTTTAGCCTTAAAGCCACCTGGAAGATTCGCAAATTGACCTGCATCTATCAATGCTCGCATTGCAGCGGTTGCACTCATAGTCAGATTACCAAGGAAATGCATGAGTCCCAAACCATAGAACCCAAATCCTGGAACAAAACGATAATGTACAAAGTGTACTTTCTTTTGTTTTGTAGGATCATCCTTGTCGTAATTACGTCGAATACTTAGTACCTGTTTAGATTGTTCTTCTATCGTAACAATATAAGGAAGAGATTCACCATCCTCTGAATTAGGATCGTTTATATCAAGATAACAGTGTTGCTCTAGCAATACATATTGTGGATCAGAATCACTAGAGGGAGACAACCCAATAATAGTATCCATCTTTTCTGAGAACGATGTTGGATTAATCATTCCTGCTTCAGGAAGATCAACATCTGCATACATATCTGCTTTTATTTCTCGATAAAGATCAACAGGACTTTTATAAATAACATGTGTATAACGATCAGCATTTCTTAGATTAGATGCATTATAAGAAACATAGAACTGATCAATAGGAATAAACTCTGATACAGGACGTTTAAAAGAAGCATCATAATATAGTTTCTTAAACGAAGAACCTATCAGGGGTAGATGAAAAAGCATTCTTTCAAATTCATCAAAGTATTCGGGCATTTGTTCAGTAAGCTGGTAGTTCATAAAGTTTTGAACACGCATGGCTTGATTTTCTTTTTCAAGCGTATGCTTACCTAGTATCTGTGCCTTAACAGGACCAT